CAGCGGCAAAACCTTCCGCCTCCAAGGGCTCTGTGCAGACCAAGGGCGGCAACTACCCGGTCTATCCCAAGAAGTCGTCTCAAGCCGCCTCTTTCCGGTCGGCCTTTGCGTCTGCCCGCAAGGCAGGCAAGAAGACCTTCACCTGGGAGGGCCGTCTCTACAACACCAAGCTGAAAGGCGAGTAAATGAGCGACGAGACCGTGATTGTCAGCCAAGAGGCTGAAGACGCAGAAGCTACCCAAGCAGCGCTGGACGCAGCTGAGAAACTGAAGGCAGGCGTTGAGGGCGACGAGCGCCCCGACTGGTTGCCGGAAGAGTTCGACAGCGTCGATGCGTTTCTGCAGAGCTACAACGAACTGAAGCAAGGCCAGTCAGCCGATGAAGACGACGCCGAGGGCGACGACTCCGCTGATGGGACCGAAGAGCAGGATGACGAGCAGGAAGACTCCAGCCAAGAGGACTCCGACGGCATCGACTTCGACTCCCTGACCGAAGAGTACGTCGAGACTGGCACCCTGAGCGAAGAAACCATCGACAAACTGGTTGAGCAAGGCATCCCGCGTGAAGTCGTCCAGATCCATCTGGATGGCCTGAACGCCCAAGCCGAACTGACCCGCTACCGTGCTGCCGAGCGTTTCGGTGGTGAAGAACAGCTCCAAGCCGTCCTGCAATGGGCCGGTCAGAGCCTGTCCGAAACCGAAATCGACCGCATCAACGGTCTGGTCGCGGCGGGCGACTTCGAGGGTTACCTGTTGGCCATGGAAGGAGTGAAGGCGCGCTACGAGGCGAACTTCGGCTCCATCGCACCGCAATCCATCCAAGGCATAACCACCCCGGTCGCTGACCTCTACGAATCAGCAGAAGAGATGAAGGCCGACATGCGCGACCCGCGTTACGCGAAGGATGAAGCCTTCCGTTCCCGCGTGGCCGCCAAGCTGGCTCGCACTCGCCGCGCTGGCATCCTGTAAGGCCTCATCTCCCTAGTAAGGAGGTGGTCCTCATATCTCCGGGTGCAGCTACGGATACTGCACAGGCGTCGCAAGGCCCGATGTGAATCGCCCTGACGCCAATCCTCCCTCCCAAGCAATACACCCGTCAGGCCTCTGGCGCGGCGTTTCCCCCGTCCGCCACTAAGCGCCACGCCCAAATCGCACGGGTTTTTCCCTTCCCTCCCGCCCTCCTTTTCTCGCACTGGCAGCAGCCGGTGGGGGAGGGCTTTGTTCGCAAGGAACATCCATGGCTTTTCCGCAAAACCAAAACGTCTCCTTCCTGGGCCAGCAGAACCTGAGCGGTGACCAGCGCGCCCTGTTCATGGACCTGTTCGCTGGTGAGGTCATCACCCAGTTCGAGCAGAAGAACCTGATGATGGACAAGCATCGGGTCAAGACCATCAAGAACGGTCGCTCGTATGAGTTCCCGATGGTCGGTACGACTGGTGCGAAGTACCACGTTCCGGGTGAGATGATCCAGGCCGACAAGCTGGCTCACTCGAAGCGTCGGGTGACCATCGATGAGCTGCTCATCAGCCCGGTGTTCATCGACCGTCTCGACGAAGCGATGAACCACTTCGATGTGCGCTCGATCTACACCAAGGAGTGCGCGAACGCTCTGTCGAATGTGGCAGACCGCAACATCCTGCGCACCGCCGTGAAGGCATCCTTCATCACCGACGAAGCCGCTGCTACCGCCGCTGGCCTGAACCCGGTGAATGGCGAAACCTTCACCGCCAACGTCACTCTCGGCGCTGCCGGTGACGAGCTGAAGGGCGATGCCCTGGTTCGCGCTCTCTTCAAGGCCCGTGAAGAGTTCGACAAGAAGGACGTGACTGGCGAGCCGTTCGTCATCCTGCGTCCCGAGCAGTACTACAGCCTGTTCAACACCACCGACACCTCCAAGCTGTTCTACATGAACAAGGACGTCGGCGGCGTAGGCTCGATTGCCACCGCTTCCATCCCGATGGTTGCCGGCATGAAGGTCTACATGAGCAACCACCTGCCGAACGCCAACGAGTCCACCGCACTGGCGGGTGACCCGGAGTCGGCTGTTCGTCCCGGTGCCTACCGTGGCGACTTCTCCAAGGTGGTTGGTCTGGTGATGACCGAAGAGGCCATCGCAACTGTGAAGCTGTTCGACCTGGCTACCGAAATGGAGTACCAGATCGAGCGTCAGGGCACCCTGATCGTGGCGAAGTACGCCATGGGCCACAACATCCTGCGTCCGGCCTGCGCCATCTCCATCCTGAAAGTCTAACCAATAGGGGGGTCGTCTATTTGACGGCTCCCCTTTTTTTTCGGTACGAACAATGCCTCTGACCACCAAGATCGATGCGGTCAATGAGGTGCTGGCCGGTATCGGAGAGTCCCCCGTATCAAGCCTGAGCAGCGGCTTCGTGACTGCCTCGATGGCAGCCTCGCGGATCGACACGGTATCCCGTGAGGTTCAGGAGTACGGCTGGTACTTCAACACCGACACCCGGATGCGACTGGCCCCCGACACCGAGGGGAACATCAGGCTGCCCGCCAACACCCTTCGAGTGGACGGCAGCGACATCCGCCTGGGAACCCTGGTTCAGCGCGGCCTGCGCCTGTACGACAACCTCAACCACACCTACACCTTCAAGGTCGCAGTCGAAGTCGACCTCGTTGTAGAGCTTCCTTTCGAGGAGCTGCCCGAGGCAGCAAAGCGGTACATCACGCTCCGCGCCAAGCGTCTCTTCCAGGACGACCTCTTGGGTGCCGTCGAACTCCACCAAGCTCAAACCCCTGACGAAATCGCTGCGCTGCAGACCCTCAAGCAGATGGACAGCGAGGTAGGGGACTACAACATCTTCGACAACTACGACCTTGCTGACTGGATTCGACGGGACATCTACTGATGAGCCTAATCAGCAAGACCATCCCGAACCTCATCAACGGCGTCTCCCAGCAGCCCACAGAGGTTCGTCTTCCCTCCCAATGTGACGAGCAGGTCAACTTCCTGTCATCTGTCGTTGACGGCCTGAAGCGTCGTCCTGGGACCAAACATCTGGCGAAGCTCCTCGACTCACCGAGCACGGGGGCCTTCGTCCATATCATCAACCGCGACCGCTTCGAGAAGTACGTCGTAGTGGTCATGGGCGGTAACATCCGCGTCTTCGACTTCGAGGGCAACGAGCGGACGGTCAACAAGCCCAACGGGGTCGGCTACCTGACGGCCCTGAACCCCTCAAAGTCCATCCGTGCGGTCACGGTGGCCGACTACACCTTCATCGTGAACCGAGAGCGCATCACTCGCGCCTACGACCCTAGCGCCGGCCTGACCCTGAACCCTGTCACGCAGAAGTTCCAGACGCTGCGCTTCAACTCGCTCTCCAAGGGGCGCGTCGACAAGTACTTCGAGGACACGAACAAGTGGCAGAGCTGCTGGGGACGCTACTCGGTGACCATCGCCGGGAAGACCTACAGCCAATCCTCCGAGTATGGGGTCGGCTCCTTCGCTGCCTACCTTGCGGCGAAGCTGACGCAAGACCTCGGTCGCCCGGTGGTAGCCAACGGGGTCGAGGTGGACATCCCCCTGACCGGCTCGGAAACCGGCTGGACCGTCAAGGACAACTCCGGTAACGGCTCTCCGGTCATCTACTGCACCCGTTGGGAACCCACCCACGACGAGATGGGCACCTTCGAGTGTCGCTCTTGGCAGATGGCCTGTGAAATCGCCCCAGAGTCTGTCCTGACGTCGGTCGTGCAGAACAAGGTCATCGGCTACGCATCGGCCAACGGCGACCTCGTCCCGGCTGCCGAAGTGACCAACAAGGAAGGCATCGTCCACATTCGCCTCGGCGACTACGGGACGACCTACAAGATTCTGGTCAACAACTCGGTGAATGCCTCGTTCACCACCTCAACGACAGACCGCTCCACCATCGGCACCGACAACATCGCCACCCAGCTGTACAACCAGCTCGCATCGGCTGGCCTGAGCAACATCGCGGTCAGCGTCAAAGGCAACGCGATTCTGCTGCGCGCCACCAACGCCACCACAGACTTCACCCTAACGGTACAGGACTCCAACGGCAACAAGTCCATCGTGGCTTGCAAGGGCAGGGTGCAGCAGTTCACCGATCTGCCGGCTGTCGGCTTCGAGGGCTTCACGATCCGCGTGGCTGGCCAAGACGGCGTCGAGGCGGACGACTATTACGTCCAGTACAGCGAGACGACCGACGGCGAGAAGACTTCCGGTTCCTGGAAGGAGGTCGCCAAGAAGGGCCTGCGCACGCGCCCGTCGCCCGACACCATGCCGCACCGGCTGGTATCCAACGCCGACGGCACCTTCACCTTCGAGCGGATCGAATGGGATGGCCGGGTAGCAGGCGACGAGACGTCGGCCCCTGAGCCTAGCTTCATCAACAAGGCCATCAGCGACGTCTTCTTCTTCAAGAACCGCTTGGGCTTCCTCGCCGACGAGAACGTGGTCTTCAGTGAGTCTGGCAGCTACTACAACTTCTACCCGACGACCGTCATCCAGTCCATCGACACGCACCCCATCGACGTCGCGGTGACCAACGACAAGGTCTCGATCCTGCGCCATGCAGTGCCCTTCAACGAGACGCTGCTGCTGTTCTCGGACCAGACCCAGTTCATCGTCCGGGGATCTGATCGGCTCACCAAGGAAACCATCAACATCGACGTCACGACCCGCTTCGAGGCGTCTCTGGATGCGAAGCCTGTGGGAGCTGGTAAGAACGTGTTCTTCGGTGTCCGCCGTGGGGCATACGCCAGCGTGCGCGAGTACTACGTCGACCCCGACGCCAAGGTCAACGACGCTGCTGACATCGCCAGCCACTGCCCGGATTACATCTATGGCAGCGTGGTGCAGCTGGCTGCGTCATCCAACGAAGACTTGGTGCTGGTCCTGACAGACGCCGACCCGAGCACCCTCTACACCTACAAGTACTACTGGCAGGGCAACGAGAAGGTGCAGTCCAGCTGGTCGAAGTGGCAGTTCGGTGGGGTCATCCTCGGGTTCAACTTCGAGAGTTCCGATCTGGCGCTGGTCATCGCAAGAGGCAATCAGGTGTTCCTGGAGCGAGTGACCCTTGCCAAGGATGACGAAGCCGAAATGCGAGGCTTCAAGACCGATTTCGTGCTGGACCGCCTGTGCTACCTCGATGCCGGCCAAGCAGCTCCATGGAGCGATGAGGACATGGTTGCCGTCGATGCCAAAGGCAACGTCTACAGCGGCGAAACCCTCTCCAAGGTCTTGGTCAACGGTACGGCCAACACCAAGCTGTGCGTCGGCAAGCGCTTCAACAGCTACTACCAGTTCAGCAAGCTGGTCCTCACCGACTCGGACACCCGAGTGGCCCCCTTGGCTGGCCGGCTCCAGCTGCGCTTCATGACCCTCAACTACGTCGATACGGGCTACTTCAAGGTCGGCGTCCGGGCATCGACAAGGCCTGACGCGACTGCCGAGTACAACGGACGACGGATCGGCGGGGCTGCCAACATCCTGGGCGAAATCCCGATTGACGATGGCCGCTACCGCTTCCCGGTTCTCGGGGTGGCGAAGGACACGACCATCTGGATCGAGAGCGACTCGCACCTTCCTTGCGCCTTCCTCTCTGCCGAGTGGGAGGGGCTCTACCAACGTCACTCGCGGAGGTACTGATGATCCGCCAAGCGACGATTGAGGACGTCTTCTCTCTGGCTCCCCGGCTGCGCTCTGCAGACCGGGTGGAGCTGGCGGCTCAAGGCTATTCGGACCCAGAGGTTGCCCTTGCCGACTCCATCGTGCTCAGCGAGGAGTCTTGGGCGTTCGACCACAACGGGCAGGTGCAGGCGGTCGGCGGGGTAGTAGCGGCTGAGTGCGGAGTGCCCTGGATGTTGGGTAGCGACGAGCTGTTCAACCACCGCAAGGCGCTCCTGACCGTTCCTTCCAACTACGTCTCCCGCTGGCTGGAGCGGTTCGGGTTGCTGATGAACATGGTCCACGCAGAAAACCACCAAAGCATCCGGTGGCTGCGCCGGATCGGGTTCACCATCCACCCGGCTGTGCCGTTCGGTAGCGGGCTATTCCATCCTTTCACCATGAGGAAATCCTGATGTGTGGACCCGCAGTCATTCCTGCCGTCATTGCGGCGGCGTCTACTGCCTACGCCATCCAAGAGCAGAACACCCAAGCCAACTACATGGCTGCGGTGGAAAAGCAGAATGCTGAACGCAGCAACCAAGCCCTGATGGACAACTACCGGCTGCAGAGCCACCAGCTGAATCTGCAGCAACTCCAAGAGAACGAAGCGACGGCTCTGGAGAAGCACAAGCAGAAGCTGGCGGTGCAGAAGGAAGTCGCTTCCCAGCGCGTTGCCGCAGGCGAAGCCGGCCTGTCTGGGCTGTCCATCGATTCCATCTTTGCGGACATCATCCGCGAGGGCGCAAACAACATGACGACCCTCGACCGCAACCTGCAGGATTCCAACGACCAACGCGCCGTTGAGATGAAGACCCTGCAGAACAACACCTCGGCTGGTCTCCAATCCCCCTCGTTCTACAAAGGAAGCAACAACATGCTGAGCGCCGGCCTCCAGATCGGTTCTGCTGCCGCTGGTTCGTACAGCGCTGCCGGTGGCGAGTGGAAGAACCCCTTCAGCAAGGCCAAGACCTGGAGCTGATCCATGAGACAAGCACCTCAATCTCTCGGACAGGTTCAACGCCAAGTCACAGCGCGCCCCGTGCAACAGCTCCAGGCCTACCAACAGCAAGTCACCTTCGACCCCAACTCCGACAGGCTCGCCAAGGGCCTGCTCCAGTTCACCGACACCCTCACAGGCGTCGTGAAGAAGCAACGAGATGAGGAGCTGGACGCACAAGCCGCCACCGCTGACATCGGCATGAGCGGCTACCAGCAGGCGATGAAGGGCGTGATTGACGCCGACCCGGAACTCTTCGAGCGTCCTGACGAACTCTCCAAGATCGACCAGGAGATGCGCCAGAAGTACCTCGGATCGGTCACCGACGAGCGCATCCTCTCGCGTGCAAACCAGCGCATCGACACATGGCTGTCTACCGAGACGAGCACCTACCAGTACGCCAAGGCGGACAAGCAGCGCCTTGAGCTGGGCTCCAAGGCCCTACAGCTCACGGTCTCCAAGATCGAGGAGCAGGTGGCCCAAGGCGCTGACCGCCAGCAAGCCATCACCGCCATCAAGGGCATGGTCAAGCACCTGCAGGACAGTCCTTCCTTCCGGTTCTCCAAGGAGCGCACCGAGGACGTCATCAAGGAGCTGCAGGAGCTGGGCCTTGCCGACGGCAGCCGCTCTGTCCTGCTGGCCGAGGCCTTCATGGATGACGAGGACGTCTCCATCGACACCCGCGCATGGCTCAAGGCGAAGCACGCCAAGGCCATGGAGCTGACCACCATCGAGAAGGAGCAACTGCAGCTCGAAGTACTCCGGGACTGGGATGCCCGTATCCAATCAGGGCGGTTGACCTGGGAGTACGGCAGCAAGGCAGTGGCCGCAGGTAGAGCAACCGCCGAGCAGCTCAACAGCGCCATGAACAAGCAGCGCAAGCGGATGGAGAAGCTCGCCAAGGAAGCCGAGGAGCGTGCTGCGCTCATCAACGGCGATCTGTCCTACCTGACTACCGCTCAGACCAACAAGCTCATCAAAGGCTTCCGTCAGGAGGCCGAGCAGCAAGGCAAGATGGGGCGGTTCTTCGACTTCCTGCGCTCCCGAGGGCTCTCCGATCCGGTCACCACGCGCAAGGCTGAGATGGCCTTCGCGGGCGTCACTGCGCCGGTCGATAACGTCAGCCAGATCCCCCCGGCATTCCGTTCCTTCATGAACGGCGAGGGGGCCTACCTGTTCGGTCGTGGTGAGCTGGGTCAGCACCTGCCTCCCGAGAAGTTGGTCGATGCCTATGACTACCTGTACATGACACAACATCTTGGGATGAATGAGGCCGAGGCATACAACCTATTGGTGGCATCGCCTCACGCCAAATACACCGACATCCCTAAGAGCATGATGCTCAGGATGAAGGACAGCATCAGGAAAGACCTGGGCCTCTCTGGCGACCAGAACACTGATGCTGTGGACATGGCCATGAGCGTCGCCATGCGGATTGCCAAGCACGGCCAGCTCGACCCCGAGGATGCCTTCGACTACGCCCGCAAGCTGGTCAAGGACGCCTATGTCCAGACCGACTACGGCCCTCTGCCCAAGGCCCGTTTCCTCTCGTACACCAACGAGGAAGGCCTCAACAAACGCCTCGAATGGGCAGCGAAGCAGACCGCCAAGGAGCTGGATATCGACTCCGACGACCTCCAGGTCATGCACCTGCCAGATGGTCGATTCACCTTCACAACCAAAGGCGGCTACGTCCCCGTGTATTCCAAGTCGTTCAGCCTGATGACTTCCAACCAAACGGAGGTTGACGGCCAGATGACCGTCGAGGGCGAGCGCCAGGAATCCATTATCGATGAGCAACAACGACTCGCTGCCAAGCGCCTCAAGCGCGACCGTAGGGCGGCAAGACACGGTATTCGGGAAACTCCTTGACGGGGTTCCCCGGAAGCAGAGCTTCATCCCCGACGTCTTCACGCGGGACGAGCAGAAAGCCCAAGAGCAGGCCCAAGAGGCCGCAGACAAGCAGCGGTGGGAGGAGGCTTCCATCGCTGATGTTGCCACCGAGGCCATCAACCTCAACCAGATCGGCCCGATGCTGCTCCGTCAGGCAAACCGAGCTGACCTTGAAGACGACCCCGACTTCTACCTGAACAAGGACGTCTTCAAGCAGGAAATCCAAGGGCAGATCCCGGAGGACTTCTGGGACGAGTTCGACCCACTTGAAATCCGCAGCATGGGCCAACTCCAGCAGAAGCGTCAGGAAATCCTGGACTTCATGGACCGGCAAAAGACGCTCATGTCCATGGGAGCCGTCACCGGTGTATCCGCTTCAGTTCTTGCATCACTCCTTGATCCGGTGGCCATCGGCGTAACTGCTGCCTCCTACGGTGCTACCGCTCCGCTGGTTCTCGGGACAAAGCTCACTCGCCTTGAGCGGGCAGTGAGGTCTGGCGTGCTGAGCATGGGCATAACCGCCCCGATTGAAGGCTACATCGCATACAACGACCCAACCTACGACCTGGACGATGCTGTCGTCTCCACGATGGCAGCAGGAGCCGTCACTGGCTTGCTCACTGGCATCTCCCGCTCCTACGACGAACCCCTCAAGGAGCTGTACCGCGCTGCTGCCGCCAACGAGGCGCGTGAAGCAGGGGCGGTAGCAACCGAGCGGGGGATGACCGAGTTCAAGGGCCTGGTGAACGCCGACGGCTCCTTCAAGACCGTCGATCAGGTCAACACGGACTTCTTCGAGCGCAACAAGGGCTGGAAGACGTTCGCCTCCAAGCTGCGCATCGACCGAGCAGCGGACAACTTCTCGTCGACCTCTTCAAAGATGCGAGCGCTCTCCGGTGTCATGTTCGAGGACGCCGCGCCGGCTAAAGGTTCTCTCGTCGGTGAAACCGCCTCGCTGTGGAAGCGCCGGGAGCAGGGCAGGGTCATGCGGGCCTTCCTCAAATCGAAGAAGGTCAGCTTCCGCGAATACCTGGAAGAGACCGGCGCTGGGTGGACACAGAGCGCCGCAGCTCAACGCCAGTTCAACCGCGACGTCACTCGGGCACTCCGTGGTGCCGAGGTAGAGAGCGCAGCAGTCAAGAAACACGCTGCCGAGGTTCGCAAGCTGTTCACTGAGATGGGTCTGATGGCGAACAACCCTGCCGGGAAGGAGCGCATCAAAGGCGCTGTGCCGGTGAAGGGCGCAGAAGGTATGACCATCGAGAACTACGTCAACCGCCGATGGAGCGGGGCCTCGATGGACGCCATGATCCAGAAGCTCGGGAGCAGGGCAGCTGTGCAGCGTCTGATTGCCTCAGCGATCCGGGGTATGGAGCCTGAAATGGCCATGGAGATTGCTGACCACCTCATGAAGGTCGTCTCCAGGTCCCGCCAAGGCGGTTTGGATATTGACGGTCTGAGCCGCCACGGCGACAACCTTCAGTGGTTCCTTGAGCGTGAGCATGGGCTGGATGCCGGCGACGCCAAGAACATTGCCGAGAGCCTTCGCCGCCTGACTGGTGGCATGGATGCAGGCAAGGCCTCGAATCTGAAGTCCCGCCTCGACATCGACGAGTCCGTGGTGGAGGACCTGCTGGAGAACGACATCGACGTCCTGTTCAGCAGCTACGCCAACACCATGCTCGGGCACATCGCTCTGGCACGCCACGGCATCGACAGCGAGGACACGTTCCGCCGCTTGTTCACCGAGGTCAAGGACGATCTGTACTCCACTCCGGTTTCAGGTAAGGCCGAGGAGCTGAAACGCCGCCGCGAACTGCGCAACCTCGAAGAGGCCTACGACCATCTGGTTGGCCGCCCTGTGCGGGAAGACCCCACAAGCGGTTACGCAACAGCAGGACGCTTCCTTCGCTTGTTCAACAACTCACGGTTGATGGGTATGGTCGGACTGGCTCAGATCGCTGAGTTCGGCGTCATGGCCTCGCATGTAGGCATCAAGAACATGATGGCCAACATGCCCGAGCTGTTGAAGCTGCGCCGGAAACTGAAGAACGGCGACTTCAGTGACGAGCTTGTGGAAGAACTCTCCGACCTCATGGGCGGGTGGGCGGACTACCGTCTGCTGCATCGCAGCGCCCAGCGTATTGAGGAGTACGGGACCCCGATGGGGCTGCGCGAGGGTGCCCTCAGCCAAGTTGAACGGGGCCTCACCAAGATGAGCGACTTCACGTTCGATGTCTCCGGCTTCAACTGGGTCAACCAAGTCCTGCACGTCATGTCCATGAAGAGCATGGCGCAGACCTTCCTCGACGCTGCCCGCACCGGCAAGGCTCACCACCTCGGTGAAGCCCGTCTCCGCGAGCTGGGCATCGACAACGAGATGATGGCCCGCATCAAGGGCGAGATGATGAAGAAGGGCGGTGCATCCTTCGGCCCCTCCGGGAAGCTCAAGAGGCTGAACCTGGAGAACTGGGATGACGAGGTCCGGGTGAAGTTCGGTAATGCCCTGAGACGCTGGGGTGACCAAGTCATCATGGAGAACGACTTCGGGTCTCTCCCAGGCTTCATGTCGACCACCACCGGCAAGCTGCTGATGCAGTTCAAGAGCTTCATGCTAGGGGCTTACAGCAAGCAGCTCCTGAACAACGTCAAGCACGCTGACCGGACGACCACGATGATGTTCCTCAACGGAACCTTCGCGGGTCTGATGAGCTACCTTGCCTACGTCGGTGCGTCCAGCGCCGGCAAGTCCAGCTACGAGCGCGAGCGCTACCTCGACAAGATGCTCGATCCGATGCAGATGGCAGCGGGTGCGTTCCAGCGTTCCAGCATCTCCACCATCATCCCCGGCATCATCGACATGCCGGCCATGCTGGGTCTCTACGACCCTCTCTTCGATACGCGGGCATCAGGCCTGCAATCCAACCTCATCACCGGCTCTGCCTCCTATGACCTCCTGATGAAGACCGGCCAGTTCGGTCAGGAAGTCGTCGAGGCCATCAGGGACGGTGAAATCACCTCCAACACTGCCCGCAGCTTCTTCTCCCTGCTCCCGTACCAGAACGCTATGGGAATCAGGAACGGCCTCAATGTGCTGTACGACGAGCTGCCTCGGGATTACAGCTACGAGTAAGCAATGGCACTTTCCTTCGTTGAGTATCAGGGGGACGGCATCACGAAAGTGTTTGCCGTTCCCTTCGATTACATCTCCCAGAGTGATGTCCAGGTCACTCTGGATGGCCAACCGGCCTCCTTCACCTGGACTTCCCCAAACACCATTTCGGTGACCACAGCGCCCGCAACGGGCAAGACCCTCAAGATCCAACGAGACACCGAGAAGGCAGTCCCTCTGGTCGACTTCCAGAACGACTCTGTGCTGGACGAAGCGCTGCTCGACCTGATGTGGAAGCAAGTCTTCATGGTCATCCAAGAGGCACAGGACCAAGCTGACGTTTCCTACGGTCTCTCGGACGATGCAAAGACCATCGCTCAGGAAGCCAAAGGCATCGCCCAGACTGCCGAAGGCAAAGCCGACTCGGCCATCGCCACGGCCAACGGTGCGGCCTCCACAGCGAGCAACGCGGTATCGACCGCCAACGCTGCAACGAGCACAGCCAACAGCGCAGTAGCCACAGCGAACAACGCAGTGTCTTCGGCCACCGCTGCGCAGAATACGGCCAACTCGGCTGTCACCACAGCCAACTCGGCGGTGACCAAGGCCAACGAGGCGAAGAGCCAAGCGGCCTCTGCGACAGCCATCGCCAACCAGGCGTTGAGCGCCGCCAACAACGCCGTCACCACAGCAACCGACGCTGCCACTCTGGCCTTGGACGCCCAGGCCAGTGCCGGCAACGCACAGAACGCAGCGAACAATGCTCAGATTGCCGCCGAGACGGCTGCAGCTGACGCACAGGCTGCGCAGGCCTCCGCTGCGAATGCTGAAGCAACCGTGAGGGAGATTCGTGACGACGTCCAATCGATTACTGGCGCTGACTTCACGGACTTCGCCAAGAACTCCGAGAACCTGTCCGGCCTGACCGACAAAGGGCTGGCACGGACGAACCTCGGTCTGGGGAACGTCGACAACACCCGCGATGCGGACAAGCCGATCAGTAACGCGACTCAAACAGCGCTGAACCTGAAGGCTGATCTGGCTTCCCCGGCCCTGACGGGCACGCCAACCGCTCCTACAGCAGCCGAGAACACCAGCACTACTCAGCTGGCCACCACCGAGTTCGTGCAGACAGCCCTCAAGGTTGTGGATCCGCGTGGTCTGCCGCGCATCCGACCCTCGCTGCGTCTGGACTTCCTTCACAACAGACGACTGGACCCGCGAATTACCTTCAGCCGTTCTTCGGGTGGTTGGAGTTGGAACGCGCAGGGCCAATACGAATGGCTCCCCGCCAATCAGCCTCGTCTCGACTACGACCCGGTGACAGGTGAGTGTCTGGGGCTGCTGATCGAGGAGCAGCGGACGAATCTGCTGACGTATTCGAGTGATTTTTCGAATGCGGTGTGGACTAAGCGCGGAACATTCACAGTCACACCTAACGCCGCCATATCGCCAGACGGAACCGCAAGCGCGTCTCTCGTCACTGGCTTGAATAGCGGCACGAACGATATGTACCGCCAGGGAATAAACAGTGGCGGACTGGCTGCGGAGGCCCGTTACGAGCCGTCTGTCTATGTGAAAAAGGTCACGCAGACCGGAACAGTAAACATCTCCAATTCCTATACGCCATCTTATGGGGACTGGACTGTCGATTTGTCAAAGGTTGGCGATGGATGGGAGCGAATTACCCGGAGCCATCCAGCGGTGACAGTCGTAGCGGAGTTCAAGGTACATACGACAGGATACTTAGGTATCCAACTAAGAAAAACAACTATCGGGGAGGTGAGTCTCTACATATGGGGCGCCCAACTCGAAGCCGGCCCCTTCCCCACTTCCTACATCCCCACAACCACCGCCCAAGTAACCCGCGCTGCCGACGTGGCTAGCGTGAACACGTTGTCGCCGTGGTTCAACGCGAGCGAGGGGACGTTGTTTGTGGAGGTAGTGCCAGGACAAACAGTTACGGCAAATTGGGCTGCCACTCTCAGCAACTCGATGACGGGACTGAATGATCTTATCGACTTAGGTTGGCGGATCAGCTCCACCTCACGCAGCCCGCGCGGTCGCGTGCTGCGCGAAGGCGCTACTCAAACAGAGCAGGTGATTGACCTAGAGGTATCCGTTGGCCAGCCAATCAAGATGGCCATTGCCTACGCAGCAAACAGCGTACAGACAGCTGCTCGCGGAGTAGCGTCCGCAGAAGACACGTCTGCCACGATCCCAGTAGTTGATCGCCTCCAGATCGGTAGGGTCGGAAACTACGGCTATTCGCCCGGCCATATCCGCTCTATCCGCTACTACCCCAAACGTCTCTCCAACACCGAAATACAGGCACTGACCGCATGATCGACTACTACCTGCAAACAGCCGACGAACAAGCCATGAATACCGCACTCATTGAAGCCAATGCAGCTACTACTGTACTGGCTCAACTGGATGACGCAGGCGAAGTTATCCAAGAGGCCTGCATTCAACTAACCAAAGGCGTCTCGCTGGATGTGATTGGCCTGATGTATGAACGCACCGGAGGCACCGATGAAGAGCTTGTAATGACGGCTATTCCGGGTTGGTATTTCAATGTCCGTTCCGAAGAGCCTATCGATTGGCCGGAGAATGTCGTTATTTCCTACCCGAAAACACCGTGTCGTGTCTGGGGGTGAGGACTTCTCTCACCTCTTGTTTCACCAGAACACTCTTGGAGGTGACTTATGTCACGCATAGGGATAAGCCCTAACCAATTTGCCGTACACGCTGACTTTGGCGGTATGGCATACCAAGACCCAGAGGCCGTTGTCATAGAAGGAGGTGTAATTGGAACTCAGACAGTTGAGCAGATCAATGCACTAGAGACTTCCAAAGCGAACGCCGCGCACTCCCATGTAATTGCCGATGTGACTGGCTTGCAGAGTGCCTTGGACAGTAAAGCGGACTCTTCGCACACTCACACCGCCTCTCAAGTGTCCGGTCTTGGCACCGCAGCCACCAAGAACATCACCGTTTCAACTGCAGCTCCTTCTGGCGGTTCCGATGGCGACATCTGGATTCAGTACTAAGGAGTTGCAATGGGCTTGAAAGTAAAAGCCGGGGGCGTCTGGAATGACGCCTCCAAGGTCCATATCAAACTGAACGGTGCATGGCAGACCGCAAAGCAACTTTGGGGGTATGCCGCTGGTGGGTGGCGTAGCGCTTGGCAGAATGAGATTCGCTACATCAACACCGCAGACAGGACTTCAGCCAGCATCTACGAACTGATGGGGTCACCGACCGAGCCTGGTGATTATGTCTTCGAGAATCAGGCAACTATCTCGGCGGGCTCTGGGAGTTACGCACTCCGCACAGGGGTGTTCCCTGCTGGATCGACGCTCAAGATTATCAACAAGGGGTACATCCGGGGCAAGGGAGGCAACGGTGGGCCATATAACGGCGCTGGAGGCGCTGGCGGCACTGCCCTGTACATCGACTACCCCTGTGAACTCGATAATGGAGCTGGATACATCTATGGGGGAGGTGGTGGAGGTGGTGGCGCAGCTGGTTCTTACAGTGGGACTTACGCAAGGGTATCTGGAGGAGGCGGAGCTGGCGCAAGCGCAGGCGCTGCAGGACCATCTTCTACAACCAGCATCTCCGGCTCCACTGCACTTAAGACAGTAACAAGCGCTGCTGCCGGGACAGCCTCCGCTGGAGGAGTAGGTGGTTATATCGATTACACCCCTACGTCCACTTCTTATATGAGGCCTAGAGGTGGCACTGGAGGCGCGCCTGGGGCAAGTGGAGCTGCAGGTAGTTATACGCAAGCAGGTGGATGGAGCATGTCAGCTACTGCAGGAGGTGCAGCAGGCACTGCTATCACCAAGAATGGTAACGCCGTAACCATCACTGCAGGTAACGACACAACACGAATCAAAGGAGCAGTCGCATGACGGACTTCACAATCCTGTCAATCGACGAAAACGCAAAGAGCATGGTTATTGATTGGGGCTATATAACGCTCAATCATGACATCCCACTTTACATCTTGGAGAACCCTGAACTAACCGAAGAGGAAATGCTTCGGTTCATCTCGTATATGAGACCTCCGGTTCCGGTTGAGCTGACTGTGCCGGATAAGTTGCGAAAGTTGGCCACTGCGGCTGAAGTTGCTGTAGAGGACAAGGCCATGGAAGTTCGCGTACAGCGTAACGCTCTGTTGGATTCAACCGACTGGACTCAGTTGGCAGATTCTCCGGTTGACAAACAAGTCTGGGCAGATTATCGCCAGCAACTTCGGGAAGTCCCTCAACAACCAGGGTTCCCTGACTCGGTTGTCTGGCCGGAGGCCCCTGCTTGATGGATCAACAGCGTGACCGTGAACCCTCTTCCGTTGCCTACCTCCTCGGGCAACTGACCGCAAAGGTCGATCTTCTCCTCTCCAACCAACAGTCCTACAACGAACGCCACGACGAGCTGGAGCAGCGCGTCTCCGTCCTGGAGCGGGACAAAGCCAAGATCCTTGGCGCAGTCCTGGTCATCTCCACCGTCATTGGGTTCGTTGCCAACTACTTCCTCTGACACATGCAAAACCTCCGCTCCCTCATCAAGCACCATGAGGGGGTCCGGGCGAAGCCTTACCTCTGCACTGCAGGGAAAACCACCATCGGCGTAGGCCGCAACCTCGATGACCTCGGTCTGTCCCCGGACGAGATCGATTACCTCTTCGAGAACGACCTGCGCCGCGTGGAGCTAGAGCTTCACCGAGCCTTCCCATGGGCGAAATCCCTCGACGCTGTCCGCTACGCCGTGGTGGTGGACATGCTCTTCAACCTCGGCCTTCGCCGCCTCCAACTCTTCCGCAAGTTCCTCGCCGCAATGGAGAGACACGACTGGCAGACAGCTGCCGTGGAGATGATGGACTCCCGCTGGGCCAAGCAGGTGAAGAGCCGCGCCACCCGACTGCGGGACATGGTCCTCACCGGCCAGTGGCCCAAGGACTGACATGGCGAAACGCAAACGCGACTACGCCAAGGAATACCGCGAATACCACTCCAAACCGGAGCAGATAAAGAGACGAGCGTCTCGCAATGCAGCCCGCCGGCTGATGATCCAGAAGGGCCTAGCCCGCAAAGGCGACGGTAAAGACGTCGACCACAAGAACCGCAACCCCCTCGACAACTCCCGAGCCAACCTTCGGATCGTCTCCAAGAAGACGAACCGGGGATGGCGACGTAATGAAAAAGGAAAATCCTGATGCTGCTGAAACTACTCCTGAAGGTCCTCACCACTGAGGCCGCGAAGCAACTGGCCGTGTACGCAGCGGCTGAACTGGCCAAGCGTACCAACAACGACATCGACGACACCGCTGTACGCCTCATCGCCAAGACCCTCGGCGTGGCTGCTCCGGCTCTGGAGGTGACTGATGGCCAAGCGTAAGGCTGCTGCCGACACCGGCCTGACTGACCTGCAGAAGCGCGAGGAAGAGCTGAAGGCCGCTGGCCTCGAATACGAGGTCTTCGAGTACCCGCACGGCTACCTCGACCTCCTGTACCGCGACGCCGACGGCAACCGCGTGAAGCAGGAGTACCGCCCGGATGGCCGGGAAATTCTCCGCGACCACTTTGGTGTAGAGGTTCAATGAGCGACACCCTGAAGGATGTCCTTGACCTGCTTCATTCGGAACTGGCCCGCTCTCTCTTGAAGCGGGTCCAGTCCGGTGAGGCCTCGGCCAGCGATCTGAACGTGGCCCGCCAGTTCCTCAAGGACAACAACATCGATTCCTCGGTCAAACACGACCCGCATTTGGCCGCTCTGGCCGCCGCTGCAAGCCATCTGGACGAAGACGACGTTCAGGCAGGCCCTCTCCATTGACCCCCGCTTGAGACGCCTCTGAGGCCCTCTCCGGGGCGTCTGGAGTCCCGCCTTACATGACCCCTCAAGAGCTTGATCGGAAGATCAGGAGCAGTTTCGGCTTCTTCCTGGTCATCATCTGGAAGCACCTCAACCTCCCCAATCCCACTTGGATTCAGAAGGACATTGGAGACTACCTCCAGTACGGCCCCACACGCCTCATCATCATGGCGTTCCGTGGGGTAGGGAAGAGCTTCGTTACCTCTGCCTTCGTCCTCTGGCTCCTCTACTGCAATCCCCAACTCAAGATCATGGTGGTGTCCGCTTCCAAGGAGCGGGCAGACTCCTTCTCGACGTTCACCAGACGTCTCATCGATGAAGTGCCCATCCTGCACTTCCTGAAACCCAAGCCCGAGCAGCGTGACTCGAAGATTGCCTTCGACGTTGGCCCTGCCACGGCTGACCACAGCCCCTCAGTCAAATCGGTCGGTATCACCGGCCAAATCACTGGTAGCCGTGCAGACGTCATTATTGCCGACGACGTTGAAGTCCTGAACAACTCAGCCACCCAAGGCGCTCGGGACAAGCTAGGCGAGCTGGTGAAGGAGTTCGATGCGGTCCTCAAGCCGCTGAAGACCTCCCGAATCATCTACCTCGGTACGCCGCAGTGTGAGATGTCCCTGTACAACACCCTCTGCGAGCGCGGCTACAAGCGCCGTATCTGGCCTGCACGGTTCCTAGACGACGCCGGCATGGCCAAGTACAAGGGTGACCTGGCTCCCTGCATCAGCGACGCCTACTTCAAGGACCCTACTCTGGTGGGGCAGACCACTGAGCCCCTGCGGTTCAGCGACGAAGACCTCGACCGACGACTTCTTTCCTACGGCAAGGCTGGCTTCGCCCTGCAGTTCATGCTGGATACGAGCCTCTCGGATGCCGACAAGTACCCGCTGAAGCTCAGCGACCTCATGGTGATGTCCGTCGACCACCGGAAGGCTCCCATCGACTTCACTTGGGCCTCTGGCAGCAAGCAAGTCCTGGATCTGCCCACGGTGGGTCTACAGGGTGACCGCTACCACCAGCCCCTCTGGATGGCCGACCAGACTGCCGAGTTCCAAGGCTCGGTGATGTTCATCGACCCATCTGGTCGAGGCAAAGACGAAACAGCGTATGCAGTGGTGAAGTTCCTCCACGGCTTCCTGTTCCTCGTTGCCCTCGGAGGTCTCCGTGACGGCTACACACCGGAGACCATGGAGACGCTGGCACGAACCGCCAAGGCCCATGGCGTCAACTTCATCCGGGTCGAGAGCAACTTCGGCGACGGCATGTTCACTGAGCTGCTGAAGCCTCACCTCCAGCGCATCTACCCGTGCGCCATCGAGGAGGAACGATCGGTAGGCCAGAAGGAGCTGCGCATCATCGACACACTGGAGCCGGTGCTGATGCAGCATCGCCTCATCGTCGACCCTCGGGTCATCGAAGAGGACTACCGGCAGTGCGAGCAGGACCTCAAGTACTCTGCCTTCTACCAGCTCACCCGCATCACCCGAGACCGGGGCGCACTGGCCCACGACGACCGCCTGGAAGCGATTGCAGGGGCCGTAGCGTATTGGGTGGAGCAGATGGCTAGGGACGGTAAGGTCGAGGCTGAAAAACACCGGGAAGAGCTGCTGCAGCGCGAGCTGGAGGGCTTCGTCCACGGCATCATCGGCTTCCCCTCTGTCGACAACGACAGGGGGTGGCTGCACCTCTGACACCACGGAAATTCCACTCCTCTGGAGCCCAGTATCCATGCGGGTTCCAGGGGAGGGTATTTACCCCCAGTACTAGGGAAGGGGGAAAGAAAGAAAAAAGGAAAGACACCTATAAGATACCTCTAAGAGTCCTCCCCGACATCGCTCCTGACATCGCTCTGTGCTGACGCACAGACCTCAGCCAGGAGCAGTGGTGTAGGTGTTTTCCCTTTACTCTCTCTTTTGGTCATGGTCTCTCCTCACTTACCCCTGCAGGTTCTCCTGTGGGGGTTTTTTTGCTACCTTGAAGACAACACCCAGTTGTCCGCTCAAGAGGTAGTCGTTGTAGTGTCTGACCTAAGCCTTTCCTCACTGATGATTGCCCTCAACTCCTTGGGAGAGAGGTACGCCAAGAGGCCCTCACTCACCGAGCTTGTGCTGCTGACCATCATTGCTGAGAATCCCGGCATCACCCAAACGGACATCCGTGAGCGGTTCAACACGGGCCTCACCAGACAGTCCATGGCGACGTACATCGGACGTCTTCGAGACGACTATGACGACCCACTGGTGACAGACTTGGAGGACCCTGCAGGAGGCCGGAAGAAGTTCATGGCCGTCACCAAGGCAGGGAAGGGGATGTACGAGGAGTTGTTAGGAGCACTGAAGGGAGCTTGAAGGAAATGAGGTTGCTGGTTGCTGTAGCTGCTGCGCTGTTTGCCGTGTCTGCACAAGCCAAGATGATGGACTGTACGCTGCACTCACTGAAGGACGGAGACACCATAGGGGAAATGCAGGTGTCGGTCCTCGGATCGTCCTCGCTGATCTACTCGAAGGAGCCCAAGAAGGATCGGGAAGGCTTCTTGAGCGTCCTCTTTGAGCATCACAGCGATCCGCCCTACGACGACAGCCTCTCCCTCTACCTGATCCAGCAGAACGCCCAAGGGACCGAGTTCGCTCCCTTGACGTTGGTCGTGAACTGGACGAAGGGGACCATGAAGAGCTACGTCGCGGATGCCGACAGGGCGAGTTCGTGGAGGTGTCGTAGGAGGGACTGAAAGGGCACGCCGGGACCTTTTTGGCTGAAAAATCTGAGCGGTCTTTTGTAATGGCCGCGAGCCGAGTGTCCCCCCGTGGGGGGCCTGGGCGGGCTCTTTCCGGGCACCCTGGCGGCTTCATCCACACCAGAATCCACACCAGCCATCGCTAAGTCATTGATTTATAAGGCATTTCAACGGATATGTGATCCGTTGGGCATCATCGCGGCAGGCTGCAAGGGCACCGCAAGGCACAACATCTAGGGGCTGCCATGGCCTGCAGCCACTACATATAGGGATGCACTTTTGCTCCCCTGTAGTTTTCTTTTCGGGCACCTCTCGCCACCCGCCAGGATTGCCACGCCAGCGCCCCACAAGCGCCCCACAAGCCCCGCAAAGACCATCGCCCATGCCTACCTATTGGCCAGCCTTGCCGCGCCTCCTATCGCCTCCTATGCGCTCGCAAGCGGGACTAACATCAGGCTGTTGACATGCTCAGCCGTTCGCGTAGAATGCGCAGCCATCCCGGCACGGATCGCCGGGGTCGAATGAACCGGAAACGGGACAGACGACAGAGGGTTGACAAGGTCACCCGACGGGCTCTAGGATATGCCCAACGCTGCAGAGAACGCGGCACGCAAGGCAAGTCGACAACGTCGAACGCCACGCTAGAAGTGAAGGCTAGGGGCCTTCGTAACGCGGACAACGGGACACGCGGCTTCTACCGGATCGCAGGGAGCGACACGGCAAAGACAACGACGGGTTGACAAGCGAAGCGGAAAGCGTAGAATCTGCAGCCAACGAAGGACGCAACACCCGGCAGGATGCCGACAGCAACACCCGCTCTTTAACAATTCGGATATGACGCATGGCAAGCTGTGGGCTTAACAGAGCGTCTTGGTGACTTCTCCAGGACGCTCGATTAAGTCAACTGGTGGAGTGTGACCCTGAACCGTAACGACTACGGGACAACTCCGCCCATAAGATCCCGCATCCGGGACAGTCAACTAGATCGTAGGAGGTGCCATCATGGCCAAAGCTACTGGTTTCATCATCTATGAAGGTCCGTCCGTGCTCGATGGCGAGCCCATCGTGGTCATCGCTACCATGCACAGCGGCAACGTGAAGACCGGCGACATGGTCCAGACATGGATCATGCGGTCGGACGTTGAGCCGCACACCGCAAGCAAGCTGATGCTCGACGGCTCGGTGTGTGGTGGCTGCCCACATCGCCAGTCCCTCGGTGGTGCCTGCTATGTCACCTTGCATCAAGGTCCGCTGTCCGTGTTCCGTGCCTACAAGCGCGGCAACTACAGCCGTGACTGGGATGCTGCTGCCTTCGCTGGCCGGATGGTTCGCCTCGGTGCCTATGGTGACCCTGCAGCTGTGCCTTTCGACGTCTGGCAGTCCGTCCTGAGCCAAGCCAAAGGCTGGACCGGGTACACACACCAGCTCGCCCATCGCCAGTTCGATACTCGGCTGCTGCGCTGGGTCATGGTGAGTGCCGACACTCCCAAGCAAGCCAGTGGCAGTCACCGCTTCGGACGCCGCACCTTCCGAGTGAAGACCGAGGGTGCCCCGTTGCTGCCCGGTGAGATTGAGTGCCCGAGTGCCAAAGGCGTGAGCTGTGCCGACTGTGGCCTGTGCAACGGTGCCCACAACGAAGGCCCGAGCATCGCCATCGATGTGCATGGTGCCCGTGCCTCCAAGTACACCGCCAAGTACGCCAAGGTAAACCTGATTCCCGCCCTTAGTCTGTCCTGATAATCCCGCTTCCGGGATGTTCGCTGATCCGAAGGCATCCGTGTGGTGCCTTCCAGTGAGCGAATAACCAACCGAGGAGAGTGCCGCTATGGCCCAGCAACAAACAACCGACACCCGCCGATCCATGCTCGACACCATGACCGAGGCCGCTGCTGTCTGGCGTGCCCTTCCAGGTCAGTCGGCGTCCTTCTTCGTGGGTGTCGACCCTGACGGACGCCTGCTGTGGCAGATACGGGGCGGCTTCATGGGCGCCCAGGTCAACCCACACAGTGGCCGTCCGATGGTTATGGACGGCCCTGGTGCCCAGGCTCTCATCGACAGTGCCTGCCTGTACCTCGCAGCCCATCCGGCCCTGGTGCAGAAGTTCGAGAACGTGGTGCCCATGACCTTGGGCGACTACTGCGAGGCACACGCCATTGAGTGCGAGCGCGTGGCCGACCTGATCCGCGAGCAGTTGCAGGCAGTCGGGGAGGGTGCCTGATGAACGCCTTCAAGCGTGACCTGCAACGCCAAGCCCGGCGCGCCTATCACCAAGCTCGCCAGCAACGTGCCGCCAAGCGCTACCAGTGCGGCGACTTCGACGATATGGGGCGCGAGGCAGTGGCCGACGCCTATCACCGCCGCAATCGCAGTGGCCTCGGCTGGGTTCTGTAGGAGGCCCCATGCAGCTCTCAATCCAGCCCGGTGACCGGGTGTGCTTCAACGCCGACACCATCCGCCGTACCGCTCATGACCCATGGACAGTGGCCTTCGTGGGCACCGTCGAGGGCCTCTACTGCGGCGGCAAGGTGGCCGAGATTTCCACCATCGAGGGCATCCGTTCGGTGCCCGTGAACAACCTAGCCAAGGTCACGAAGGACCACGGCGTAATCGATCCAACCTACTGAGGAGAAACACCATGGCCAAGACCAAAGCTGAAATCCTGCAAGCAGCTCTCGACCTGATCCAGTCGGCTGCCGAAGCGGACTCCCTGTGTATAGCAATTTGCCGCGACGCAGTGTCGCAGGAGCCTGTGCCGGCCCTGTGCGTTCGCTGGCAGGTGGGAGACGAAACCCGCATGGTTCCTGTGGCTAAAGTCTTCGATACTGACCCGTTCGAGCAGCTTCTGCCCCCGACTGATGACTTTGAGCTGAAGCATGAGGTGGCCGCATGAATGCTGTACTCCAGCTGTACAAGCCGGGTGAGCTGCTGCAAGAAGGCCCATTGATTTCCGTACTCGTAGCGGCAAAATGCTGGCACGTCCGAGGCATCCGTACCGGGCTGACAAGAATCCGGCGTGGCCTCTGGCGGATCGACCCACGAATCCCGTCCAACGAGGCAGTTCATGGACAAAGCAACCCTATCGCAGCACCTGGAGCGTGAAACACAAAAATACCTGCAAGGAGGCGGGGAGGTGATTCGCTACGCGAGTCCGCAGAACCCGACCAAGATCAAGCTCGGTGCCTACCGCCCGATCCACAACCTGAAGGAAGAGGCGTGGAGGGCTGAGCTTGAGCGATTGAAGAACCCGGCAACAACAGCAACAAGGTAGAAAGGGGGAGTGCCGCTATGGCCAACACAAACGTACTCGTCCAATCGGCTCGCCAACTGGTCAACATGGCCGGTGGCAGCTTCATGACTCTGGAGTTTCGCAAGGCAGACGGACGCATTCGCCGTCTCAACGGACGCCTTGGTGTCTACCGGCACCTGAAGTCCCCATTCAGTGACCCTGACACCGCCGACACCGAGAACAAGGTGACCGTGTGGGAGGCCAACCGTGAAGGGAAGGCCAAGTACCGCTCGGTGCGACTGGATCGCATCGTGTCCCTCAAGCTGCGTGGAGTGGAGTTCAGATTCCATCCGCGCCCGTAGTACCAACCGCTGTGAACGCTAGGCAAATTCCGGTAACTAGGCGGGCACACTGAGGTGCCCATTGTGCAGAAGCGAGTGTAGAGAAAAATGGAAGCAGTGAGTCTAGTGGACCAGTACCTTTGGAACGAGCAAACCGACATTGTCGAGGTACTGTGTCCAGAGGGGTTCGCGGTTCATGAGGGAGATGTAGCGCTCTGGTACGAAGTGAAGGATGGACTGGAGCTGCTCAAGGAGCGAGGTGTAGCAATCATCGAGTGGGGTTATTTTGCTTGGCTCGGATTGCCCCACAACCGGGATATTGAGGAGTATCTGTCTGATGTGCTAGGTTGATATTGTCCCGGTTCAGGGAATGTGATTTTATCGGCGTACACGGGCGTCAACTACGACGAGAATAGAATCGCCTGTGTACGTCAACGAGAGAGGAAAGGAATGATGAGTATCACCGCCATGACCACACTCAAGAGAGTGCTGGATGCTGTCCGTGCAGAAGCACCGGAGCTACCGACACAGCAGCTGCACGCTTTGTTGGTCATCGGGCTAGATGAGGGACTGTCGGTCCAGGACGTGCAGAAACGTACCGGCATGACCAACTCCAGCGGCTCCCGCAACGTGCGTGCCCTGATGGAATACGCGGGAGAAGGGCGGAAGGGTCTCCACTGGGTTGACTGGAAGCCGAACCCGCAGAACCTGCGCGAGAAGCTGCTGTACCTGAGCCCGAAGGGTAAGGAAGTGATGGACAAGATGATGAAGGTGATGGAGGGATGAGATGGCCACCCGCAAGCGCGGTAACAAGTGGCGGACGGAGTTCATAGTCGAGGGCCAGCGGTACGTCCGCTACTTCGATGACGAAGGTGAAGGCAAGGCCTGGGAAGCATACGTCCGCCTCCAGGTCGCAAGAGGACAGCCGCTACACGACGATGTGCTTGGCGGTGACAAACCGATGACCCTTGGCGAGGCCTTCAAGCTCGCCTGTGCAGCATGGGAGGGAACGAAGAACCGCAAGATGGCAGTGAGCAACGCTGAGGATGTCCTGAATTTCCTCGGCAAGGACTTCCCGGTGGCCAAGGTCGGCAAGGTCGAGTTCGACTCTCTGGTCAAACACTTCCGCAGCCGGGACCTTTCCGATTCCACGATCAATCGGAAGATGGCCTCGCTGAGCAAGATGATGTCGCTCGCCTCCGAACACGGTGAGCCCATCAACTTCAAGATCAAGATCCTCAAGGAACCCGAAGGACGCCTACGCTACCTCACACCGGAGGAGGAGGTGGCCGTACTGCAAGACCTTCAAGAGAACGAGGGTGGTGTGTTCGCTGACTTCGTGAGGGTAGGCATCGACACTGGTGGTCGCCTGTCCGAACTGCTGGCGATGGAGCCTCGGTGGCTCAGGAGGGACCCGCAAGGCCGCCTGACGCTGACCTTCCCGGCGCGTGTCACGAAGAGCGCCAAGAGCCGTACCATCCCTGTGCCTGCCCGCTCGGTCGACATCCTGCTCAATCGAATGGACGGCAAACAGGTGTGGCCTGAGCATTGGAACCAGCACACCATCACCCACGCATGGGCACGCTCCCGGTCCCGGCTACAGATCAGTGACCCCGAGTTCGTCTTCCATGCCTGTAGGCACACCTGTGCCACCCGCCTGCTCCAGAAGACAGGCAACCTCGTCCTGGTGAGGGACTGGTTGGGTCACTCCGATATCCGTGTCACGACCAGATACACCAAGGTAGTAGGCGACACCCTGCTGGCCGGAGCTGCGGCTCTCGACAGCTTTCACACCCCATCCACACCAACTTTTTCTGGTGTGGAATCTGGTGTGGATTTCGAGCCCGTTTGAGGGACTCGCCAAATTCTCTAGTGGAGGCAACCCGTTGATTTCATTGCGGTTTCGTTTTGGCAGGTATGCGGACTGACGGTTAGGGTACGATTGCAAATCCGTGTACGCCGGTTCGATTCCGACATCGGCCTCCATATCAAGAGCCCCGCAGATGATGAATCTGCGGGGTTTTTTGTTTCTTGCGCTAAAGTGCCTCAGCGCAGGCGGCGCACGCCAACTATCAGCCAGAACAATAGGCCGAGCAGCGGAAACAGGGCGATGCCCAGTGCCCATATGGCTTTCGAGCCGACACTGCGTTCGCTCTTGAATACGCTGATGATGGCCAGAAGA